ACCCCTTGGATTTAACCAAGTACCGAAGTGGCTCAAATTTCCTCGTGGAAAAGTGGGCCGTGATACGGTATACCATTACGCACAGGACGCTTTTCGCAAACGTTAGTCGGCGACTCGTCCTCTGGGCTCGGTTCATCCGGCCCAATAGTGCGCTTCCAAGTAGAATTATGCCAGTGAAGATACAGACCGTCTCCGGGCAACTTCCTGGGGTCGGCCAAGCGTACTAACTGCTTGGTAGCAACCCCTGGCGAAGCCAGGATTGTGTCTGAACCCGTGTCATAACCACCCCAAAGGTCTCTGGGAATAAACGATGCCAATTTGGTCCACACATGATACGTGGATGGCATCAGATACTGCCGTAGAGGATCAGCCAAGGCCCAGCGTCGAAGCTGGTTGGCGACACGGATTGCGTCTGTTAAACGCAGCGCGTCCCTCTTGAGATAGAAAGGGGTTACATCTTCATGCGAATGGTAGTGGCCACCACAACTTTCCCGGAAGGGTCCGTCGTGGAAGCTCTTATCCATGTTCACTCGGAAGCCGAAGCTCTCGAGTACCCACGTGACGGCATTGTACCCCGATGAAGGGATAATGATGTCGTCCCCATACACACTTACGATGCCCCGAATGCCCTCGAAGTACAAGGAGGTGCGGCTCAGCACGTAGAATATGAGCGATTCAAGCTCAAACGTGAAGCCGTTCCCCATACTAGAGAACATTTCGGTCCGGTAGTTCACTCCATCCACTTCCACAATATGACTCCGAATATCATTCAGATACAGGAACCAGTCATGAGGAAGCAGAGCTTTGACAGCCTCGATGGTTACGGTGTCGCTCGCGGAGCTAAGGTCGATGGTTGCTAAGGAGTTATCCAAAGCGCCCAGTCTAGCCAGCTCGCGATTGATGCCTTGATCATTAAGGTTTATGCCAAAGCGACGGAGTCGACGACGTATGTGACCGCCGACGCCTTTTTGAAGGAACATATTGAAATCTGGCTCTTTACAAGCGCAGCGATCAATATCCGTTTTCTTTGGAACGGTAAACAGTTTGGCTCCATCGACCTCCCTAAGGTAGTCGAATGTACCAAACCGCCTCAACAACGGAGAATGCCTATAGACCAGGTCTACAAACACTGCCGCAGCTGATGTGGTATCTGCCTGTTCGGAAAACTTGAAGGCCGGGTGGCCGTCTCGTTTTCTTCTACTCGTGCTAGCCCCACCACTAAACGACCCAAGGACAACCCCATCACTGAGGGGCCCAAGGATGTCGGCGGTAAGCCTGCGCGCAAACTTCAAGAAAGAGGTCCAAGTAACCCGGGGCAAAATATTATACCCTGGGTCTCGTTCCGTTAGGACGCGGTTTGTCACCGCGTTTTGTGACTCTGTCGCATGCCATTTGTCGATTGCGTTTTTACGGCGCACGACGGCTGGCACCACCTTCTCGTCATTGTACTTTGAAAGGTACTCTAATTCGAGG